AGAGCTGTAAGGATGTAAGTCGTTACAGATTCGTGTCATTCGATCCAGAAGCATACTACAATCCAAGCGCCAAGGTATTCACCAAGTACCTACCCAAGAGGAGAATGGTTCCGAATAAAGTCGCATTCGTACACACGAATAGCAACATGGATCACATACTCCAGCAGGTTAGGGACAAGGCTGTGAATGTTCTGGAAGATTACTACGATTGGATGAGGGCAGGAATGGCTTTCGCTAATGAGTATGGGGAATCTGGCAGGGATATGTTTCACATCATCTCATCGCCAAGCGAGAAATACAGCAGAGAAAAGACTGATAAGGCTTACAATGCCATGCTCAGAACTGCCAAGAATGGCAACTCTATTTCTACCGTTTACTACCTGTGCAAGAAGGCAGGGTTGGAGATAAAGACCCCAAAGAATCAGGAGATTGAGGAGATAGTCAAGAGCCGAATCATGGGAGGTGTGAAGAATGTCCGTGAATCGGTAATGAAGACGGCCGAACTTGAGGGGCTTGATACGGATGAGGTAGAGGAGATCGTCAGCGCAATGGAAAAGATGCCAGCTGGATCGGTCAAGCCAGCCAATCAGGACGAAGCGCTTAGAGCTACTATAGGATTTCTGTCTAACTATGAGATCAAATACAATGTGATCAGTGGAAAGATTGAGATCGACGGGGACAATCTTACCGACAAGATATTTTCCAAGATTTTATCGAGAGCTTGGAGAGAGGTGAGTACGAGGGTAAATGAGGGAATGCTCAGGCATTTGATACTTTCCTCGGCAGTTGAATACAATCCAATCAAAGACTGGTTTACAGAACGGGCTGAGAAGAAAAAGCCAGAGGGGGAACTGAAGAAACTGTTCAGTTGCATCAAGTATGAAGCAGAGATCGACGGGGTTTATGTCAACAATTACCTAGAGATTTTCTTCAAGAAGTGGTTACTCTCAGTGGTTGCCTCGGTTTTCGGTACGCACTCTGAAATGGTACTGGTTCTGATCGGAGGTCAGGGTGATTTCAAGACCAAGTTCTTCCGTAATCTGCTTCCAGAGGAATTGCACAGGTACTATGCTGAATCTTCTCTTGACGAACTGAAAGACTCCTATATTCTGATGTGCGAGAAACTGATCATTATGGATGACGAGTTTGGTGGCAAGAATAAGCAGGAAGCTAAACGGTTCAAGAATATGCTGTCCAAGTCCGAGTTCTCAATGAGGAAGCCATACGGTAGAGAGGTGGAAGAACTGAAGCGGTTGGCTGTGCTTTGCGGTACTTCGAATGATTACGATGTGATCAATGACCCTACAGGAAACCGTAGGATTATCCCAGTAAACATCGTCAGCATCAACAAGGACAAATACTTCAAGGTCAACAAGGAAAAGCTCTGGATGGAGCTTTACTGGATGTGGAAGGAAATCGGAGATGAGTGGATGTTAACCAAGGAGGAAATCGAATATCTAAATAGAGCCACAGCTAGAAATGAAGCCATATCTATAGAGATGGAGGCGATTGACATGTTCTTTATCACCCCAGAGAATGCAGGTTATGTCAAGGCTATGACTGCAACCGAAATCGTGAACTACATCGAGGGGCGAAGTAGCTTGAGGATTAATACAACCAAGATGGGCGTAGCACTGAAAGCCAAGGGATTTGTTAAGAAAGCAAAGAGAGTAGGGAATGTGATCAAGAGAGTTTATGAAGTAATCGAAATTAACCCATTGTAAAACAATAACTTATGAAAATTAGTCAAGATCAGTTTTTAAAAGCAGAGCTGGAAATCCTCAACCTAACAATGAGCAACGCTGAGTTTGTAGCTCTAGCAGAAAGTGTGGCCGAATATATTTCTCAGTACGCCCCAGAGTCAGTGATCGACTTCGGGTGCGGAACTGGGGTTTATTCAGAAGTAGCTAGGCAAAAAGGCTACAATATCGTGGCGCAAGACATCTTCAAGCCTCATCGGGATTATTGCAAAAGCAACTACCCAGATTTGACCGTTGTAGCCAAGCCGACGATCGCAGAGCTGATGCTGTTCATTGAGGTGGCCGAACACATGACCAACGGGGAAATAGCCGTTGCTGTAAGTAAGATCAATCCAAAGCTCATCCTCTTCTCCTCAACGCCTCATACCACTGATAACGATGAGCGCTGGGGACACATCAACATCAAACAGGAGTACGAGTGGAGCGAGTTCTGGAGAGAGCTTGGATTTGAGGTAATCGACAGACCAAAAACCCCTACTTTATGGGCAATGATGTTAAGAAGAATCTGATCTACTTCATTTACTTCAACGGAAGCCTTAACTATTATCACATGCTCAACCTTGAATTTCTTCGAAACTTCTGGAATGTTTTTGACGGTGATCGGGTCGTTAAGATTGCTGTAGATTCAGATTATTCAACTGACGATATTGTTAATCTACTTCCAGATGGATGCAAGTACCAGATAGTTAAGAATGACCCCCAGAACGGGGAGGCTATACACTTTCTAGAATCGTTGAACTTGGTAAATGGAGGCATTACATTTTATGCCCACTGCAAAGGTGTTACAAGGCCAAGGTTGAATGGGTTAGACATGTGGATAAACAAGCTATACAATTCCAATTTGACCAAGGTTCCAGATATGAGTGGTAAGCTGTTCTCTGGGGTTTGTGGTAAGATTTTGCCGTGTCCCCCGTTTGTGCCAGAGCCGTTTCATTACTCTGGATCATTTTACTGGTTCGATACCGAAAAAGTGAAGCCAAGGGTAGTGAACCTGCAAATCAACAAGTACCTGACTGAACGCTTTCCGTCAATGGTTGCCAGATACGAAGAGTGTCTATTTGGCTATCCAACCGAGCGGTTAAATACAAACTACTACGCAGAAGAAACATGGCGCAGACTGTAGATTTAAGACCATACCAATACGAAGCGATAGAAAAAGCAAGGGGAGCCATCAAAAGTGGCTCTTCTCGTTTCATTATGTGTTCACCAACTGGTTCTGGAAAGACTTTCATGTTCTCGTTTTTAGTGAAGATGGCTACTCAAAAAGGCAAGCGGGTTTTGATTATCACTCACAGAAGCGAGCTTCTGACTCAGACAGATGGATCATTATCCAGATTGGGGGTTTCCCCATCACTTATCGAGCCTAGTGGAGAGGGCATATCCCCAGATAAACTTGTTCATGTGGCAATGGTCGAAACCTTATCCAGAAGGATAACAAAAGAGGAATACATCGACTTCATCCAGAGTCAAGACTTGGTTATTATTGACGAGTGTCATATTGGAAACTTCGATAAGCTATTTGAAAAGTTCCCACAGAAAACGGTTGTAATCGGCTTTACGGCTTCACCGTTTAGGTATGGGAACCAAAAGCCTTTGGGCCAATTCTACTCACAGATTCAAGATGTAATCACCATTCCAGAACTGGTTAGAACTGGTTACTTATCCAAGCCAAAAAGCTACGGAGTCAAGATTGATTTGAAGGGCGTTGAGAAGAAGGGTTACGACTATGATTCGGAACAGCTGGCGAAGAGGTATAGTGACAACAAGGTTTGGAGAGGTGTAATTGAGAATTACAATAGGATTTGCCCTAAAAGCAAGGCTATAGCATTTTGCCCAAATATCAAGTCGTCTATCCAGCTTTGTCAGGAGCTTTGCAACGCTGGCATAAACGCCAAGTATTTACACGGTGACGCAGACCCAAAGACTAGGAAGGAGGTATTGTCTTGGTTTAAGCATACACCAGATGCAGTCTTGTGTAGTGTCGGTGTTCTCACTACTGGTTTTGACGAACCAAGCATCGAGACAGTGATTCTTTACCGAGCAACCAAATCACTACCCTTGTTTCTACAAATGGTCGGCCGAGGGAGCAGGGTAACAGACTCGAAGAAGGAATTTACCATCCTAGATTTCGGCAATAACATCAGGGAACATGGCTTTTGGGAAGATGATCGAGAGTGGACACTTAAAGCCAAAGAGAAGAAAAAACAGGGCGCCTATCCAGTAAAAGAGTGCCCGAACTGTAACGCTTTAATCCATACCTCAAAATCAGTTTGTGACTACTGTGGTTTTGAATTTCCCAAGAAGAGCAAGTTTAAGAACGCTGAGGTGGCCAAACTCGAGCCTTTAACCAATGGAGTCAGAATACAGAGGGCTGTTGATTATTCAGTTGACGAGATCGTGGAAGCTATTAAACTGAAGATGATCAACGCCAATGCTGTCTTGCATAAATTGAAAGATCAGCAAAAAGCACTCGACTTGATTGAAAAATTGGGATATAAAAAGGGCTGGCTTTACATTAATGCTAAAAGATTCAAGGTTTTTGACGGATTAAGATTATGACACAACTGGAAGAGAGATTACAGGAAGATTGCTATTTATGGTTTCATAACACGCATCCCTCCTACAGGGGATTGCTTTGCTACAATCTAAACAATAGCGCCAACAGGATTCAAGGAGCTAAGAACAAAGGGATGGGCTTGCAGTCTGGCCGTAGTGATATGGTTTTTTATTTCAACTCCAGAGCTTACATGATTGAGATGAAGACGGAGGACGGATCACAGAGTCCAGACCAGATCAAGTGGGAGAAGCTGATAAAGGCTCAAGGATTCAACTACATTGTAGTCAGAAGTAAGCAGGAATTTATTCTCGAGATCACAAAAATTATTAACGGATAAGAATAGCTTATGTGGTATTTTAATTAATATTTCGGTATTATTGTAATTGAAAAATGTTTATTAATCTATGGAAAACAAAGCGTTTAAAACAAGCAAGCTCTCGGAGGAAGCTGAGTTGACTTGCAGAATTGCTGAAGCGCTGATTATCTCAGAGAGAGGGAGAAGATATGACTCAGCTGGGATTATCAGGGAAGCGAAAGAGATCGCAAAAGGCTTAATGAAGGAATCGGATGAGTTCAGAACAAAAGACTTGGCTGGATAAGGTTGGCTCTTTTGAGATAACCACCTACTTCATGGAAGGCGGTAGGATTGTGATCGACAAAGTTAAGGTGCTGGACAACAACGGGATTTACATCAAGTTCGCAAAGCTAGACAAAGTGATGCCTTTGCTATCCCAGAAGCCAGTTAGATTCAAAAATAGAATAGAAGAAAATCCTCTCGTAAAAGAGTTGATGGACAGATTTGACGCAAAACCAATAATTAAAGAATAATGGCATCATTAGCAGACATTTATGTAAAGATTGAGACCCTTGAGACTCTATTAAAAACACTCAAGGCCAAAAATGAGAAAGGGATTAACATCACTGTATCTCAGGACGACAAGACAAACGAGTATGGCAGTAACGTGTCGGCATACGTTTCCCAGAGTAAAGAAGATAGGGAGGCTAAAAAAAACAAGTTCTATGTAGGAAATGGAAAGGTGTTCTGGACTAATGGAACTGTTTCGCTGGCAGAGAAGAGGGATAAAGGCCAGCGCCCTGCTCAGGCAAAAGCTGACGATGACGATGATTTACCATTCTAATTATGAAGCAGACAGAAAAGTTTAAAGGTTTGATTAAGGAGCTGAAAAAGAAGATGAAGCTCTCGTCTATCATGGGAAAGAACAGTACCTACATGAAGATCACAGGTATTGATTTCAACGGGACTAAGTACGGGAACCTGACCGACTTGGATAAAAGGAGGCTTAGCGGTCTCATTGATGAGACTAGAATTATCTTGAACAAACTTGAATTTCACATATCCAACCATGAAGATTTGGATTGATTCAGCAAGACCAACTCTGGATATTCTGATTAGGCCGAATGCCCACGAGTTTTATGTGCATCATTGGGATGTAGAAGGTTACTACTTGGAGGACGAAAAGGGGTGTGAATGCGCTAAGCTACCGTTCTCGATACAAGTCAACTGGAACACCTTAATGATCCATAAAAATACAATGACTGAACTGGTGGTCATTGAAGTTCAAAAGAAGTACCTAACAGCAGTTTAATCAACAAAAAATATGTTTTCAAAAAGTTATTCTACGACAAATCCAGATCATCCAGCCGAGGATGATGTTAAAAACAAAGTTCTTTCGTACCATGAGTTCATGATTTCGAATCACGGATACTCAATGCATCTCGAAGGCTTGTTCTTTATGCTGGATAAAGCACTTCAGCAAATTGATCAAGATATAGAGTCGCATAGAAAGTCGATGCTTGGATTGATAGAGAAGAAGGCAGATGTAGCAAATGTTTTAAAAGACATACTCGGAAAGCATGCGTAAAGCGATATTCACGGTTATAATCGGTGGATATGACGAGATAATCCCAGCCCCCATGTTTGAGGGTTGGGATTGTTTTTTATTCACCGACATCATCCCAGCTGATTCAAAAGGCTGGATAGTAAAGCAAGTGCCTAAAGACCCTGATCCACAAAAGGCGTCCAGACGGTATAAAATAAACAGCCACATTTATCTTCCAGATTATGAGTTAGTATGCTACATAGATGGAAACGTGAAGTTGATCGAGGAACCGCCAAGTCACCCTGTAAGATGTTTCCGAGGCTCTTCGAGAGGTATTTATCATTTAATAGACGAACTGATCACCCTGAGAAAGGCAGACCCAGCAGTTCTCTCAAGACAGGCTAACTTTTACAAAATGAGTCACATCAAGGGTTCAGTTCCTATTTACCAAAACAGCTTCTTTGTTCGGGAGCACAACAAAGAATCAAACGAGCTTCATGAGCTTTGGTGGAATCACATCGAGATGTTTGCAAACACTGATCAGATGGCCCTCTCGGCTATTATGGAGGTCAGGAATACGGTTCTGGGGGGAGCTGTTGAGGTTAGTCAGGCACAGAAGTATTTTGCTATTGATAAGCCTCATTTAATCTCTAGCCAGTTCAAACAAAAGCCAGCGGTACACCACATTACTCCAGCTAGAGGAGACAAGAATATCGGAAGAGCTATAAACGATCTAGTCTCGAGACTCAATGATGATGATTGGATTTGTTTAAGGGATATAGACACAGTTCCACCTCTACATAAACAGTTCATACGCCAGTGCGAAGATATAGCCTCTCGAGGTGATTATGATTTAGTAGGGTGTATTACCAATAGATGTGGCCTTGAAAGACAGCTATACAATAAAACTCTCTCAGACGACATGAACATGGTTAATCATATTGCTATTGCTGAGGAGTTGATTGCTAAACACGGCAGTCATGTGTGTGACTACACTGGAAATATAGCTGGGGTAATGATGCTTTTCAGTAAAAGGCTTTGGTTGGCAATAGGAGGAATTGATGAAGGAGGCATAGTTAACAAGGCAAATGAATTTTTTGATTACTCTTTCAGCAAGAAAGCAATGGCAGTTAGAGCCAGAATAGGCATAGCAGACGGGGTTTACCTATTTCATCTTTACAGACCAAAGTCAACACACCCGACAACGGATGTTTTGCATCTTTATTGAAAATTATAATAGAGGATATTGTATTATAATATATTTCTATCTAATATTGTGCAGGTGATAGGCGCAGGTTTTTATTCATGCTTTCCTGTGCGGTGGGTCTTCGGGGGTTCGAATCCCCCATCACCTCTAAAATAATCTACAAATGGGAAAAATTGATGAATTGATTGCTTCTCTGTCAGACGGTTTCTACAGAGAGGCAGATTGTCACTACAGGATAGCTGGGGAGACGGTTACGGTTTTGTGGCCTGAGTGCGGACACCTCGGGGCATCCGCTTACAAAATGGGTGTCGACACTTTGAAAATGTCGCTTAGGTCTAGGTTAGATGTAAGTCAAATCGGATTTACGAAGTCAACCGAGGAAGATTACGAGAAGGCTTTCGAATTAGTAATTAAAGAGTTGAGGAAATGAAAGCAGAGATTGAAATATTGCTGAAAAAAGTGTTGCCGTTGCTTAACAATGGGGCTACTCCCTACAAAGCCTCGCAACTCCTTTCAGTTAGACCACACAAAATTTATTACGCACTTAAAAAACATAGAAATGACAGTAAAAATGGCTAGTACGGAAAATGGGACGGTTGTCGAGTTTACACTTGAAGAATTTCAGATCGCATACAATCAAGCGATAGCAATGGGTGTCAGTGAGTTCACTTTTAAAGGTCAAGTCTTTGATCTGGATTATGCCAAGCAACTTTATAGGTACTTGAGAGGGCAGATTCGTCCAATAGGCGTGATTCTGGAAAAGTATGGTATTGAGGCACAAAACAACATCATTGACTTGGGTTGGGAAAACGGCTGGGGCCAAAAAACCCTTAACTTAAAGGAAGAACTTAGGAGATTCTGGATAGAAGGAACTTACAACAGATCAGGGTCAGCATCATGGCAGAAAATGACTGTAAGGCTCAAGTCTGAGGATGAAGAGTATGAGATGCGTTGGAACCTTGACAGCGGAGACTAATGCAGGTGTTTACGGGTAGTCAAGCGAAATCAATGATGGACTCCGATAAAGTTCCAATGAACTCGATCGGAGTCTTTAAGTCTGAAGAAGGGTGGGTCTACTGGTACTGGGACGAACACATTTGGGACACAGGGGTCAAGAAAAGCGAAGAATTAGCATTAAGAACAGCAAAACTAAACATCAGGTAAAATGAACAAAGCGGTCAAGACAGCATTATGGATTGTGTATGTAGCAGTGATTGTCCAAGTTACATGGATTTTATTCAGAGGCGATACACCGATGTTAGGTGTAGGATTTGCCTTTGGTGCAGTTGTTGGAACTATTGTGTTTAGCAGAAATAAACGAGTATAATTGTAAAACAAAAGAGGGTTGGGTGAGTGGCTTAAACCGTCGCACTGCTAAGGCGAAAAACGTTTTGTTTCGAGAGTTCGAATCTCTCACCCTCTGCACTCATGGGCTAGTTTGGATAATTAAAATCGGGTCGCCAGTGCCTTCCAGTGGCTACTTTTATCTTCTACTTGGTTTTCCCAGCTTGAAGGTCATACCGCATCTGCAATTCGCAATATTCGAAATGCTCGCCCCAGCACTTCCATCTGTGGGAAAAAGCATAGGTTCTCCACCAACAACAAAAAACTGATCAATAGGAATGTAATCATTCGCATTCATGGTCAGGTGGGCGTTCCTAGTATTCTCGTCTTTGATCGAAACCCAAGCCTTATTCCAAGGCAATCCAGATGAACTCACAGCCATTAATGCGCCTCTATTCATGGCATGCGTAGTGGCAGTTCTGCCTAGATTTATGGCTCGGCCTTTCTGAGTATCAAGAAAATCAGTTAACGCTTTGCTACGCTCATTTTTAGGGGTCTGTGGCGTGAGATTAAGAGCCTGTAGTAGTTTCATAGTAGTCTCAGCAACAGATTCGGCTATTGGCCTTACAACGGTCTCAAAAAATCTACCGATTTCATTTCTCCAGATATACAACCTGTTCATCTGAACATCAGCCTTACCCAGCATGTCATTCAATACTGGCTGGACATCTTCTTCCCAGATGTTGTCGCCTTCCTTTGACATGATTTCAAAGTATAGCCTTTTGTAGGCCAGAACGATCTCCTGCCCATCTGTAGAAGGATAGTTCTTCGCCATCTTGGTAATGGCCGAATATATCTCTTTCGACGCTTTTTTGTGAAAAAGATCGTGTCTTATCAGGTATGAGTTAACGCCATTTTTTCTCATTGAGGAAATAATAAAGGCTAGAGGAGATAGCAAAGATGACTATTGAATAACTCCATACTGCACTAAACTCAGTGAGAAATAAAACAATCAAATCTAGGAGGAATAGACCTAGACTGATTACTGCAACCCAAGAAACAAAGGCTTTCATTTATAGTTGGTTCTGACCGCTAATATCCCTGTTCCTCATTTCAGATAGAGGCATGAAGTTCACTGGAACAAGCGTGTCGTTTTCGTCGTAATTCTCCTCATAATCCAGAGCAGTTCTGAACTCCTTCTGCGTAAAGCACGATGCGTTTCGCATCCATGCAACCAATTCTTTTTTGTCAGGTTGTAACTCTGGATAGAAGTCTAGGTCTGACATGTAAACCAGAGAATCATCCTTATACCACTCTCTGAGCTTTTTGGTTCTAACTTGATCGAACCTGCTAATCACTGGGTAAACAGCATTTCGAATAAACTTCAGAACCCCTACCTCAGAGTTTGCTACCACACCACCAGACTCAAGCATTTCATCAGGGTACTTGTAAAGACGGGCGATTTGTCGCTCGATGTCTTTACCCCAATCAATGATCTGTAAGTCAACTGGTGAAAGCCCGATTTCTTCCCAGCGAACATTAGCTGGAGTAACCAGAATATCTCCAGCATTGTAAACTCCCATGTGGGAATCTTTGAAATGCTTGTTTATTGCCAATGCTTCAGCTTCATCAAGCTCTCCATATCCGTCAGCCGTGTTTCCTACAATCATACCAGCTGGAGACATGTTTTTGAATAGGGTTCCCTGAGCAATGTCAGCATCCCTTTTCTGAGAAATTAGCCGAACAGCTGATCTCAATGGTGAAAGGCCCCAGAAAGACTCTTGTATGTTGGTTGTAGAGGAAATCGGATTGAAATACTTCACATGGGTGATCATTTCTTTCGGAATGATATCCTCATCCATGTAGGATACAGAATAGCCCACTAGAGGCTCGTTCGTTGATTGCTGGAACTTAGGGACTACGCAAGGGGTAGGGATTGACCAGATGTTTCTTGGAATCCCTTTTCTAGGGCCAACTGTAGGGCCAGCGTTATATTCAATCCCGTTTCCAAGAAGCAATAGGTAGCCCATACTAGACTCTCTCAAGTCCTTTCCTGTCATGTACGGGTTCGGATTATCGAATACAGAAAGGATGTCATGATCTTCAAGCTGTTCAAAAGCCTTTGCTCTCATTGCT